TTTGTCATGCTATCTTCAAGGGCTATCCGGTTGTTCATACTGTTGTATTTTACACGGACAACCTGTTCAAGTGAAGAGAATCGGGATTGTCCCCATACACCGTAGGTTTGGCGAAGTTTAGTATCTTCGTACCAATTGCTACGGAAGTCGGTTCGGAAGTGAACAATTTCGCTACGGGGAAATACCATAGTATCAATACCATTTTCACGAAGAATGTAAAAATCGTTTGTCATAATTGGGCTGTTTTCGTCGGCAGTAAAGGGTAGGCCGTTTGCGCCTCGGTTATCAACAATGGTGATTTGTCGGATAGGTAGGCTTTGAATGTTAGTAATACCTACGCCTGTACGACCTACGAGTTTGTTAATATCGTTGCCGTACACTTGCAGGTTTCGTAAAGCGTTGATTAGAAAGTCATCAAAGTCCACTTGCTCAACCATTTTCATAATAGCGTTGCGTATAGCGGCGTTCTTGGCCTTCTTGTAGTCTATACGGTAATTGTTAGCAGTAAGAGCAACAGAGCGCACAGCACCGTTTAATTCGGGGTCTAACTTGACCATGTTATCATACAAGTCAAACTTGTTCACAAAGTTTGTATCGCTTTGAAACTTTTCTGTATCTTCAAAAATGTTAGGTAAACCTGCGGCAACACTGAGACTTACATTAGAGCCTACTCGCTCAACCGGCCTCTCGGCGGCTGTTGCGTTTCGCTTAAACCTATCAAAGATACCCATGTGTTAATGCAGATGTTGTATGTTTTATCAATGTAGCGAATTATTTCTTTTTATTGTTTCAATTTTTACAAAAAGAATTAAATTAAGAGCAGTATATCGTTTTTTGCTAATTCTTTTATTGTTTCTAAGGTGGGTAAGAAAAAGAAGTTATTATAATAATCAGTTAAGCCCCCATTACATACCTATGAAAGAAAAAAAGAATTGGTTGGTTGTTAGAGCAGTCACGCGTTTATTTCTTTTTGTTAGTCACATAATCAACAAAAAGATAAACCTTCATAAAGGGTTCATACATGGATTGGTTTATGAGAGCAAAAGCGGAATACGGGTACGACACTATATCGCAGTATTTTGACAAGTCATTGTCGGTTTTGGCTAATGCAAGAAATCTTTACGCTATTGACGATACTAAAAGTGTTAAGGGTTGGGAAATGTCAATCTACCGTTGGAAAAAAGGGGCGCATAAAAAAGCACAAACAAAAGAACCTAAGATTGAAAGTAAGTTAGATTCTGTAAACGCTTCTTATCATTTTGATGTAGTTAATGATATTTACTACACATATTTGTCTATTGCTGACCAAATGGTGTCTGTTGCAGGTGACAAACACCGAAGTATGAAAGAAGCGTACTCAAATATGGTAGGAAAACCGGCATCAATGAATGAAATTTGCCGAGACTTTGGTATTCCTCGTGCTTGGTTTGATGAGTACCGACGACGACACGGATGGACACATGATATGTCACCGTACACCGATGAAGAAATTGCTACTACCGATGTTGAACAGTTAGTGCAGGACTTAGTTTTGCGAAACAAACACAGTCTTCACAAGAAATATGAACGCCGTAAGTGGAAAAACATAGAAGAATCGGCTGAAAGGTATGATATGTTTAATACTTATGTGTTGAATGAGTTTAAACAATTGGTTGGAGAGGCAAAAAGTAATGTCCCTAAACTAAATATGATTGAAGATGAAAGCGAGTATTCTCTTGTTATTAGTCCTACTGATTTCCATTGGGGTAAATATGGGTGGGTTGATGAAGTCGGAGAGACATATCACTTTGATGAGGCCCGTAAACGATTGATGGAAAAGACCGAAGAATTGATTTGCAGGTTGCCTTCACGACCGGAGCAAATTATTTTGGCTACGGGTAGCGATTGGTTCCATGTTGATACCGATGCAGGTACTACTACAAAGGGTACACCACAAGATATGTGCGGAAGCCCTGCTGAAATTTTGATGACGGGTTGTAAGTTAGCAAGAGAGCATATTGATTTGCTACGACAAGTCGCTCCTGTTAAGGTAGTGTTTATGCCGGGTAATCACGATAGAATGTCGGCTATTGCTTTGATGATGTACCTATCAGCAGTTTACGAAGAAACAGAAGATTGCGAAGTAGTTGTTAGTCCATCTACACGACAATATGTTCACTACGGTAATAATCTTCTTGGATTTATTCATGGCGACGGGGCTAAAAACCTTGAAGAGTTAATGTCATGTGAACAAAGAGAGTTATGGGGCAAGTGTGAGCATCACGCTTGGTTCCACGGACATTTGCACCATCGTAAGGTTTTGGAAAGCAAAGGTTGTTTAATTATTCAATTACCAAGCCTTGCAGGTCACGATAGATACCATGCACGACAAGGATATACAACAAGTAAAGCAGGATTGGCGGCTCATCTAATTGACAAACAGAAAGGACTTATTGCTACATACTTTGCGCCTGTGGAGGGTCAGCATTGAACCCACAGGTCAAAAAGTTTAGAGAATGTCAAAACTGCGGTCATAGATGCTATTCAAGATATACTTCCCATAAAAAGTGGTGTAAAGTAAAAAAGAAAATGGTTTACTGCGGTTGTTTACGGGTGATTAGAAATGAAGCGTGAAAGTGTAGTTTGTGACAATTGCGGTTGGGCAAGTAAAGGTCTTTCTCAAGCAAAGGCTTTTACGAGAATTTGTCCTTACTGTAATATGCGCTCTCTGCGTCCGTGGTAAATATGACTATGATTATTGATGTGTTTTGGACTTTCCCGATAAATATGTATGTGATGCCTAATGAGTCAAATAAAACAAGCGTTGGCCTTTGAGAGAGCAAGAACAGATGTTTCGTACTTTTACCGTTGGCTTGGTTATTCTTGGGGCGACCACATAGGCGAATGGATGAATATTTACAGTGATAGGAAAGGTAGCCATGTTCACCGCGTTTGCATTATTGCTCCGAGAAGTCATTCAAAGAGTACGACGCTTGGAGTAAAACTGTTGCATATGTGCTTGTTCCAAAAGTTTAACGGTAAACCTATGGACATTTGGTTGTTTTCAGCAAGCCAAGATACGGCAGTAAGACGATTAGCCGAAATTAGAAAGGATTTGACAACACACAAGGAGTTGGCTCGGTACATTGACCCTAAGAAGGGTGGTAAACGGGAGTTATGGTTAAACAACGGAGCAGTTATTCGCTGTTCTTCTGTTGGTTCCGCAATTCGTGGCGACCATCCGGCGGTTGTTGCTCTTGACGATGTGTTACTTGACGCAAAAAAAGAATTGAATAATGAACAGTTAAGACATTGGTTGCGTAAGGTAGTTATGCCGATGCTTGACCCCGGTGCGTTTCTGTATTGCGTTGGTACTCCAATGAGTATGGCGGATTTGTACCACACTGAAATGCTTGAAAATTCACAATGGAAAACGGGAGTTTGGTCTGCTATTCCCAATTGGGATGAGAATAAACATGAGCCGGAAAAGTTAAAGGCGTTATGGCCGGAGTTTAGACCAATTGACTTTCTTTTAGAGCAAAAGAAAGTTACAGGTGATTTAGAGTTTGCACAAGAGTTTTTGTGTAAAGTTATTGATGATGAAGCGGCAGTGTACCCTCGCAAGTTTACACGAGCGAATATGGACTTAGAGCAGGTGTTTGACAGTGAAAAGCGTGAAGGTTGCCGATATGTGGTTGGGTTTGACCCATCACAAGGATTAGGTAAGGATTATTCCGTATTAGTTTTGGTTAGGCAAGAATCCGATGGTTCATTGGTAGTAGCGAATGTATGGCGACGAAATGACTTTTCCCCCGATAGACAGGCTGACATGATAGGAGAATGGTGTAAAAAGTTTAGCGCACCTTTGGCGGCGGAAGATGTAGGATTTCAAAGACTGTTTAAGAGTTTACTTGAGGCTAAAGGTATCAATGTTGAATATCGGGAGTCAAGGGTGAGCAACAAGGGATTGAAGCAAGGATTGTTGAATCGGCTAAGAGTTTGGTTTGAACGAGGCAAAATTCAATTCCCCTATGGTAGCGACAGCACACGAAGGGTTGTCAATGAAATGTTAGAAGAATTAGAAAGCCATGCGTGGAAATCCGGCGACATTGTAGATACGGGCAAACATAATGATTTGGTCATGGCGTTGGCTCATGCGATTGACCAATTCAGCCACAACAAGGGAAGCGGTGTGTGGGCATCCGCAAGAACCGAAATGGGTGATTGGCTCGGAGGAAGGAGTAAATCTAAGGGCGGAAGTAAAATGTTCCGAAGTGTAAGGCGACGATGAATATAAAGTTGCTTTTTGAAAAATTTTGTTGCGAATTTTGAACGGTGCTAAGCACTGCCGTTGTGGGTGGCGGGTCGGATTTTTGGAGCCTATCATGAACGGGTTGCCCAATACGGCCCCACAAACGCACCTTCTCGGCATTTCATGGGGTGGGTGGTACATCGTGACCTTTTACCATACGCAACGGCGTGGGAGGGGTGTTTATGTGGATTTAGGGGGGTGTTTTGAGTGGTGGATTGGGTGCTTTTTCGGTCGGTGGGAATTTTGAAATTAAAAAAGGCCCGCCACCACTCCGAAGAATGGTGACGGGCGATGTTCAATTCAATGGTTTGAATTGGGGTTGTGTCTATCGTTTAGAGGGTGTCCTCAAAGGTCGCCTTTGTGGAGGGTTTCAATGACAAGGCCGAACCTGTCCATACGGTTGCCGCTTGCATTCGGTACTTCATACCAGCAAGGGACAAGGCGAGCCTTAACCTTCTTTGTCTGTCCGTCCATTTGCTTGCGAATGGTGACAGGTTGGGCCATGAATATCTTGAGTGCATCCACGGAAGCCATCAAGCCTTGAGCCGCATCATTGAGGGCGTTCCATCCTTTCTTTGACATGATGAAGGATTTCATTTCAATCCTCCAACCGCCGACAGTCTTCAAGCCGGTTTGGTTGGACTCAATGAAAGGTAGGTGGGCGGTGTTGGAATTGAGGCTAAGGTTGCGCTTTGGGTTTCCGCACTTGAGGCATCCCTTCTTTGATTGTTGGGCTCCCATAGCGAATTGACAAGGGCGACAATATCGTTGACAAGCGAACACATGAGTCTTGAACCAACTTACAAGGTTCAAGGCATTGACTTCTAAATGTGTGTCCTCACTGTATTCCTCTCGGCTCACTTCTCTTTGACGGTCTCCACTGTTGTCTATCATTGACACTCCCTTTCTTGACAATTCGGCCTTCAAATGACGGAAGGTTTCCCGAATCATGGCGGGTTGCTCAATCATCACATGACGGATTGGCTCTCCAACTTCAAGACCGAATGCTTTGG